AAGCAAAGTAGACCGCGGAGTAATCAACCGGCAGATGGGGGAGCTGGTCAAGACGAGCAAGGTACTGACTGATAAGATCGACATTATCCAAGTACACCAGGAGCAAGTGAAGGATACGCTGGACGCTCACAACGCAGCTACGGAGCTGGCGAGGGCCAAGGTATCAGCCATGCACCATAGCCGGGGAATCCTCACCTGTGATGGTTGCCACAATCGGGGTCAGAAACGGTAGAGCGGCGGTTCTTGCACCATTCTTTGACGCGCTTTGCGAGATCGTCAATGCAGTAGGGACAAACATCATGCTTTTCTGTTCCGTTCACGACCGGACAATCCGGTTCACTCCATTTGCAATATATAGTGCAGCAGTTATGTTTATGAGCATCGCGTAGGCGTTTGCTCATTACCACGGGATATCGTCCTCCACTACTTTCTTTACGGGGGCGGCGACAGGAGCGACCTCTCCTGTGCTTACGGTCCCGGGTAATTTCGATGGACTCGCCGCCTTCGGGTGTACGACTTTTCCTTCTTCTGGCTCAAGCGCCATAAAGAAATCGCTGCACTCTTTACAATCGGCGCAGCAAGACGCAGAGAAACAATGGGGAGGGGAACATGGTTCGCCCCCCTCCCCGAAGATCGCCGGTGCCGGATCGTGCAGCTCGAAGCAGTACGGGCAAAGAATCATCCACAACCCTTTAGTCTACTATTATCGGCCTGTTCTTGTCGTGTAGCCCAACGGCAATTCCCTGGTTCATAGTTCCCATAATTATCTATCCGGTCGATTGTAAGATTCACGGAACGTGGCCCCATATCCTCGAGAAAATTATTAAAGCTATTCAACCACCGATCGCAAACCTTGATACCGCGACCTCCATAATACTTCCAATCTTTATTGAGTTTGTCGGTACATCTTTTAATCATGTGATACCAAGTTATATATTCAGGGCTTCTACCGCCTCCATGCTTTTTCCATCGAGCAGATGATTTTTCTCTCGAAAGGCATCCGCAAGATTTCGTATCTTTCCGGCGCAAATGATATCCAGCAACGATATTTTTGTAACCACAATCACAAACAACGTTCCACATGGCATAACCGTTGACGGAATCCGCTTTGGACACAACTGTTAGGCGCCCTATTTTCTCCCCTGTCATGTCTACAGCGACGTTCCGCATATCTATTCCTCGCCTTTCGTCAAGGTATCTCGTACTGCTGCGTAGACGTATGCCAGCCGCTTCTTGTCCACCTTCTCGAGCGCCCCGCCTTCGACCTCGCGCTTCCACGCCTGATCCAATTCGGTGAGGTTCTTGGCCCCCCGCAGTATCGCTGCTATCGTGGAAACGATGACGGGTACTGCATCGGCCGGCTTCGAGATCGTGGATTGTGGGGCATCCTCGGGGGCCTTTTTCTCCGAGGGAGGGGCCTTTTCCGGCGGTTTTTCGGATAAGACCTTTTCCAGTATCTTTTTCGCTTCATCGTGCAACGCCTGGGCGGGAGGGGCTTCCGCTGCCGGCGCTTCCTTCGCCTTGAGCTTGTCCTTGAGTCCGGACATACCCTTCCCGGGAGTGACCTTCTCGGGCATGACGAATAATTCCTCGGGAGTCTGATCGCCTTCCTTCAAGCTATTCGCCATCGCCTTCAACTTCGCCAGCTCGTCAAGGCCGATATCCTCGACTCCCTTAACCTCGAGCGTGGCAAGGATGCTTTCCTCGGTTATCCCCATCTTGGCGAAGTAGGCGATCATGTCAGCTCTCTTGTTCACCAGCGTCTTTACATCCCCGATGGCGACCTTGCGGGACTCCTTCCAGGGACCGATCCAAAGCGCCTTCGGGATCCCCTTGAAGATTGCGTTACGATCGGCAATCGCCATCGCTGCGTTCTTGGTGTTCCGGATCATATCGTCGTTGAACTTCCGGCCGTGCTTGTCCACGATGGATCGGGATACGTCTGCCGATCGCTGCGTATTCCCCTCGAGATCGAGGAAGGTTGCGAGGGCTACAACTTCCTTGTCCGTTTCGGAAATGATGCGGGAGCTGACACGGCAGTTTTTGTAGGTGGAGAAAATGATCTCCGCGAATCTGGCGCTCGGCCCCTCAATCGTCTTTCCCCCGCGGGGAACGGCGAACATACATTCGCCGGCAACTTCCTCGTTCATCGTGCAAAGATCGAGGGTCTTGCGGATGAACTCGGATTCGCTCCGCGGGTTGTGCTTCGCGTAGAGGTACTGGCTTTCGATCTCCGTCCGGATGATGACTCCCAGGGCGGTTTCGTCGCGCTTTACGACCGTGGCGCCCCCCTCACCGTTCTCGCCCATCAGCAGGGCAACCTCCTGTCCGACACTCATGCTGCTCCCTCCTTCTTTGCCCGGGACTTCCTGGGCGCCTTGAACATGGCGAGAACCGCAGCCCCCACCTTTTTCGGATCCGTTCCCTCCACGACAAGCTCCTTGGTTCCCTGGGGTCCGTCTGCAAGCGCGGTGATGACGAACCCGTTCCCCTTGGCATCGACGTACACTCTCATAGCGTCCCTCCTTTTAGGACTGGCAGTTTGCTCGGGGATATCAGGAATCTCCTGACCCCCGGCTTGACGGTTGTATGCTTCTCAATCAGCGGCGGCGGGATAACCGGCAGCAGCTCCTTGGCGACTCCCTCCCAATCGACTTTCTCGGTGTCCTTGGTTTTCTTCCATGTAACCTTCCCGGCGTCCGACAGGATCCCGTCGTTCTCCCCGATCTCGGCCTTGATGTTGTTCTCAAGATATTTCTCGTCGTACTCGAGCGCTTCGAGCTTTCCGCGAACGTCGATGAGCTGCTTAATGTAACTCTCTTGCAGGGTATCGGCAACCAGCATCGGCATCGTGTTCTTCGGGTACTTCTTCACCAGATACTCGCTGTACGACCTCGAGGAATCCGGCGGTGGCTCCTTATCCCCTACGATGTACGTCTGCCAGAATTCTCTGGCCCTCTCGAGGATCATGCTTTCCAGCTCGAGATCCCGGTGCAGCCGGTACACGCGGAAGTCGCTGGTTCCGAACAGCACGGCAACGTCCCAATCGTTGTACCCCAGGAGCGCCATGTAGGTTGCGACCTGAGTTGTATAGTACAGCGGGATATCGTCCGTCCCGTCCTCCCCCCAGGTATGGCTGATGGCCGGCTCCGCGGTTTTGATCTCTAGGCCCCGCTGCTGGCCGTCGATCAGGCGATCGGGAGTGCCGACCAGGGGGGCATCCGGATGGCGGTACAGCCCATCGACCTTCAAGAGCTTCACGCCCTCGCGCTCCGCATAGATTTCCGCGATGGGACCCTCGAACTTCCGGCCGATCTTAAACCGAAGGTTATCCGGCTTCTCTTGAGTGAGTCCTTTTTTCCTGGCCCATACATCGGCCGGCCCCTCCCAAGGGGATACCCCAAGGATCGCGGCGACCTCGGACCCGCCAATGCCTGAAATTCGGGCTTTCAGCCATTCCTCACGGTTCATTGTTTCGCCTTTCCGGATATCTTCAATATAGTCCGAAGATCCTCTAAGTGCCGTTCCGTAGCTTTTAGCGTCCCGTCGATCCGCGCTGCATCCGAAGTCTGAAACCCCATATTGGCGGCTCTTTCTACAAATGCTTTCATAAAATCACGGCCTATTCCTCCCGGCAGAACAAAAGATGGTCCACATATTTCGCCGTATTTTATTTCTTTCATTTCAGCCGTTGCAAACTTAATAATAAAATCACCGTGCGGTTTATGAAGTATGATCGCAAATGCCAAACTGTTTCCAAAATCCTGATCTTCTATAAAAATCTCGATAGCTGGTTTCACCTTACCTCCCTTCCCTTATCGGACTGGCACTCCATATTTTTCTTCCAGCCGTTTCCTTTCCTCGGGACTCATATCTTTCAGGGTACGCGGCTTACTCGGCGCCCTGGCGGGATCAAGGGCTTCCTCTATGTTTTTCCCGATCAACCGCATTGGGTTGTAGAAATGGCTTTTGTGCATAAGGGTTGCCATCCTTTCATTCTTGCGCCAGCGACATTTCCCGGTCCCTTTCCCTTTGCCGTCTACGTCGATAATTCCGCATCCCGCACCCGATATTGGATTATCGGTATGATATATCGTGTTTGTATTTATGCTTTTCAGGGTGTCCAGCTCGGCCAGGAATTTCTTTTTTGCTTTCAGCTTTACCTTCTTATGGCTTTTCATTCGACCCCCAATTCCTTGTCCCGGCGCCGTTCGTATTCCGCATCCCCCCAGGCTTGACAGGCGGGACAGGATCCGCAGCCACGGCGTCCTGGGTGTTTGCAATCCGCGTTCGGATCTTCTTCCTCGTCCTCCAACTCGGGGGGATTCATCAGCCACTTATCCAGCGCCCGTGCGGTTTTGCGGTCCATCACCCGCCCCTAATGTACTTCGGAAGTTTGTTGAATTCGTGCGCTTCCTGAATGATCCGAAATTCCCTCGGATACCAGCCGTCTTTATTCGTGGAAGATATGACGGTGTATTTGTTGTACGACTCCAAGCTCCACGGCCCTCGCCAAACGGACCAAACCTCTCGCTTGGTGTCATGCACGATAGCCACCGGGACCCCGCGGTACGCAAGCCAATCGAACCAATGATAGCACTCGTTGAGCTTCATCCAGTACGTCAGCCGGAATACATTTTTACCGCCGACAGGGAACCCCATTATCTTTTCCCCGGCCGGTCCCAGGCCGCGTATTTCCTCGCGTTGTACTTGCTGATCTGCCGGATGCCTAACATCCCCAGGATCACCATGCCGAAGCCAATCAGGATGAAGGTCATCATCGGGCTACCACCTTCCAGACGAAACACGCGGCGACGATGGCGATGCCGGCCGTTGCGATCAAACATTTCAGGGGGTAAAAGCGGAACCTCGCGTAGTCCTCGTCCGTCATCCGGCCAAAAACCAGACCCTTCCGAAACACCTGTCGTGCGAACATTGGCTCCCTCCTTTTTTGGGTGAATCGGCAACCCATGAGAATGATATTGGGCCACTCCCTTTCCGTTGTCAATGGGAAATGTGAAAATATGTTGACATTATTTTTGAAGGGGTGTACCGTTTCTTCCCATGAACATCTACCTGTCCAAAAAAGATCGCCAAGCCTTGAAGGATGCGGGTTTCCCGCGGCAGACCATCCATAACTGGATACACGGAGCCGCCCCCAGGATCGGCAATCGCATCCTGATCGAACAAATTACCGGAAAGAAATTTACAAGAAATAAGGACAAAATCACAATGAATCGCAAGCCTTAAATGTCGGGTGAAAAAGGCTCCTACCGGAGCATTTATTCTTCGATATGGGATGATCCCGAATTTCAGGCGCTCCCGCCAATCACTCAACTTGTGTTCGTCCACCTTCGCACCTGTCCGGAGTGTAACTGGCCCTGCATCTTTCCTTTTTACAAGCCCCTGCTCGAATCCCGGTTTCCCGATATTGAACCTGATAA